AGAATATAGAGCGCTAACATTAGTTCTTCATGATCCGAGTCGCTTTCATGTGAATCTGCGAGACGTCGATCCTTGAGTTGGAGAGGGGGCGTTTACTCATCATTGGATGGAGAATCGGTCTCCTCAGTCTCTTCGGTATCGACATCTTCATCCCCGAACGCTCGCTTATAGATGTTGAAGGGATCGTGTTTAATAATCTCGTCGATAGCCCTATCTATCTCTGCGCCATTCTCTTGATCAGTAAACTCGTCAGATGTGCGGGCAATCCTTGCCAAGTATTCGCAGGTATTGTAGCCTTTCTCCTTGTCAAATAGATGCCAAAGAGTGAACTGATCAAACGGACTATACGGATTGTCGAACGTAGTTAACATTACTTCTTTCGCCATTGTCAGTCTTCTCCTTTCAAATATTTGGTTACGGCAGATGCAGAAATACCCATCTGTCTAGCGATCTCTGCTGTGGAATAACCGGAAGCAGCTTTAGATTTGATTCTACTAATCTGAGACTGGCTCAAAGAATTATAGGTGCGGGGCGTTGCTCTTTCTCTGAGGTTGTCCTTATCAGTATTGTCTAAAATACTCTTGAGTACATTCTCAGATATAGCTCCTGCTTGAATAGCCTCCCACTCACGGTCAGTGATGGAAATAGGAGTACGCTTCGCTCCTACAGCTTGTCTAGCCTTAGATAATGCTTGTTGACTTGCTTTCTTAATATCGCCAGCGTCCATGTCAGGATTAGAACGTTTCTTAGCCTCGACTTCTGCTTTAGCTCGAATTTGTGCTTGCCGCTCACGAGGCGCATTCAATAATGCAGCTTTTAATTTTGTATTCAGAGATTCTACTTCAGTACGATATGTTTCCTTAGCCGATGCAGAGTATGCAATTTTACCAGTATTTGCTATAGCAAGTCTGGCTTGATTGGCCATGTTTTTCATCGTATTTGCATAGTCGGCATATAAATGTTCCATCTTTGTATTAGCATCGGAAACTAAAGTATATGCGTCATCGGTCTCATCCATCTTTGTACTTTGCTGTTTGCGAGTTCTAACTTCAGTTGTAACCTCGCCAGTCTTCTTATTTACTTTGCGAACGGTATATTCCAAATCATCAGCTTTGGTATAAATAAGGGCGCCTTCAGGTCTGTTAGGATCATACCAAGATTTACCCTTAATATTCACCTTCGGACTACCCTGTCTCTTATCAACAGATACCTGAGATTTAGCTCTAGAAATAAGAGTCGAAGCTCCGCCATATTTAACATTACCATCAGCATCAACATTTCTCTGATAGTCCTTAACGAGAGCAGATATGTTGTTATCCAATTCACTCTTCTTGTAATCGAGTTTATGCTTGTGCGCATCAATAACAACCATGCTATGGCGAACCGCTGCAGCAAGCTCATCTTCTGACGCTCCTTGCAAAGTCATATCTGTAATGAGGTTCGATATTTTACCCATCTCGAGCTGAGTGCCCTTCTTGGTCATATATCGCATGCCTTCTCGTTCAGGATATTCGGCTTTAGGATCGAATCCTTCCAAACCCTTCAGAGGTCTCGTGGATGTGATTTTAACTTTGCCAGCTTTGTCATTGGTGGGAATACACATAACTGTATCACCATCGAAATCCGCACCAGACAGACGCTCTGCAACTTTACTATTAATACCGACCGCATCTTCAATATCGGTACCGAGTAATTTCTTTGCAACAGCGTGTCTATTATTTACTGTGAGAATCGGAATCTTGAATGTGCCACCATGAGGATATCGAATGAGGGCGAGTTTACTACCGTTTTCGTAATTGGGAGCATATACTTCCGTATCCTTCAGAGAAGTGATAGGGATAATAACGTGGTATTTTTGTCCAGGGAGAGCAGCCGCTTTTAAATGTACAGCTGTCGCGTCACAGTCATCAGCAAATGATTGCAACATATTTTTCTTGACTGTCGGATTAGTCAAAGACATCAATTCATCAAACTCAGCCTGTTTATCTGCTATGGCCAAATCAATCTGTCTCTTTGCCAGACTATGAGACTGCTTGGATAAGAATTGAGAAGGAACGGTATCTTTCCATTCGGTCCAGTCACCTTCGTCAGCTCTCTTATTTATAAGACCAAGTTTCTTCTCGCCCACGGGATTGTTGGGATCCCATGCTTTACCGGTCTTACTATCGTAATAATATTGACCACCTTTATCGGCGTCTTTAATAAGGGAACCGAAAGGATTTTCCGGATCGTCTTTGATTTCCTTCAAGACTTTCGTCGTAGGCGTACCTTGTTTTTTGTTGGTGTTGAATATGACATCGACTCCGGGAGGGAAATCCTTATCGTCACCGTATACCGCCATACCTTTGATATAGTGAGTTCCGTCAACCAAAATACGAACCTGTGAATAACGAGACTCGCCAAGAGATAAATCGGCAACACCTCGTCTGAGTTCTACAACGCCGTCTTTATCGATGCCGCCTTCTTCAGCATATCGAATCTGAAGACGCTTGGAATCCATACTCTCGGGATATGCAAATTTCTTTTCAAAGGTCTCGCCGCCATCACGTGTGATATAGTCTTTGACACTATGGATATTAAGCTCACCCTTATCGAATCCGAAAATCTCTTTATGTTCGGTTCCAGGAGGACAAGCAACTGTAAGAGTAGTTTTTTTACCTTTATTCGTAGCCTGCTCAACTCGACCGCCATAAACGGGATAACCTTCGGCCTGAATTATAGCCAAAGCTTCTTTAAGTCTTTCTTTCGAAATATTAAGTTCCAACTCAACTCCTGCACCGACTTCAATCATGCCTTTCTCGTCAATCTGCTTCTTGAGAAAATCGGCAGTGGTACGAGCTTGCTTTGTACGGGTTTCAGATTTTTCATTAAGGAGGGAACGAACAGAAGATTCGGGAATGCCCATTTTTCTACCAATTTCAGTAGCACCGAGTCCGTCTGCTTTCAGAGATTTAGCTCTTGCCACGTCGAGGAGTCTTCGTTCATTTTTTGCGAGGGATTTTTGAGTGCGGTATTGTGTGGTGGTGATACCAAATTCCTTCTTAATATTTTCGGGAGTTTCAGTCCAGCCATTTTTCTTCAGTTCTTCGATACGAGCGAGAAAATCGCGATTATGCTGGTAGGGATCTTCCCCCGATCCGTAAGGGTATCGACCCGAACGTCTTGGCATACCATAATGCATCAACTCATCTTCGGATAAATCCGTGGCAATTTTAATTTCTTCCGCTACCGAATTCATGGCGTTAATCCTCCTCGTAATCTATTCTTTCTAACAATTTATTCAAATGGACAATTTTATCGATGATTGGTCCGATATCCTCAGCTGTAGGATTCTTTACTGCAATTTCATCATTCTTATAAACTCGCAGCTCAATATCGATATCGCCGGGTTTGATTTTATACTCCAAACAGAAAAGTGCGACATATATTTCAAGCTGTTCAAAGTGAGATTCTATATTTCCAACTTTGCCAGTTTTGAGGTCGTGAATTCGGAGGGTATTATTGCGGAAGCAAATAGCATCTGCGGTGCCGAAAAATCGCTCGGTATAAAATAGAACAACTTCGGTACTCATTCCATAACCAATCGCATCGTTTATATATGCACATATGGTTTCTCTAGATTTGCGCTGCTTAATTCCAAGATTAATAGTTTCAGCTGCCCAATTATGTAGTCTGGTTCCCCTCTCAGCAGCCTTCTTGTTGAGATATACTTCCATTGTTTTTTCATCATCATATCGAAGCCAGCTAGACTGAGACGCCGAAAATGGCGCGTGTAATCCAGCTAGCTTATAGTGATCGTTAAATTTCATATCTGTCTCCTTCTGCGTTTAAATACTCGTTCTAAGTCTTCCAAGACTTCGTCTTTGTTTTCGGGATAGACGAATCTGGAAAATGACATCTTGTCGAGTTTGTCTACGTAATATTCTTGGTTGGGTTGTTTCTTAGCACCCCGTTCACGCTTTGCTTCAAGGATGGCCCAGCGGTCTTTATATAAGATCGTCCAGTCAGGAAAACCCTGGATGTATGAACTATCGTTTTTAAGAATAACGCAACCGGGATATCGATCTCGGATTTCATCCATCAACTCTTTCTGAAATTTACTTTCGAGTTTGGACATTATGGGCCTCCTTTCTGCATAGTGCACATTAATGTTCCAACGAAGGATTAGTCGTCGTAATAACCACGATCCTCCCAGTACCTATAAAATATATCGTTTCTATTATTGTAGATCTCTTTCAAGGGCATATCAGAGACGGCCTGTATGATACGCTCGCCTTTTGCGATATATTTTTTGTCCATTTCGATTATCTTGTCATATACCTTATTCTTTTTATGAATCTCAGCATCTGCCCTCAAAACCTTTGCTATATCCTTTGCGGAAGCATTCGGAGGGGCTTTCATACCATTCTGCCAAAAGAATTCGTTTATTGCATCTTGATCGGTTGGCTTTCTTCCGCCATAATCAGAATAACCCATGCGATAACTGTCTCGCACGTAGGACATATTTTCTTTAATTACCTTACGAGCTTCTTTCTCAAAGTCGATACTGTCGATATCCGTATCGCGCATCTTTTCCATCGCTTTAATATCCCGCTTTGTTTCATCGATCTGTTTTCTTTTATCCCCAATCAACTTGTCTCGTTTTTCTTGTGCGACTCTAGCTTTATCAGAGTGTCTTCTGCTAAACTTCGCATCCATTTTCTCGAGACGTTTCTTGCCCGCAGGGGTTAAACTGCCGTCTTCATTCTGGTATCGACGTACTCCCCACTTCTGACCTTTAATGCCGTAGTGGTAGAGTTCACCATCGGAGGTGAGGATGTATTTGTTTTCGTTAGTAGAGACCATAATGTGCCCCCTTTTTTGTTCGTTAAAAAATTAATGCGCTATCTTATCAATGGTCTTGCCGCTATCGTTAATTAAATATGCTTCTCCATGGAGAGCCAGTAATATGCGGCATCCATCTACATAATACTCAAACATTGTGCAACCCTCGTCCTGGTCATAAAAAACAGCACAATCATTTACATTGTCGATATAATTCCATCGATCGACTTTGTTAGTTGCCTGTGGGTCGCTGCTCGTTTCGAATTTTGTTTTGTACTTTAGAATCATAGTATCTTCCTCCTAATTTTACTTTCTATCTATGTCTTTTTTAAAAAATACAAAAAGAGAAAGCGAAAGCAATTTTCGCCGTTTCATTATTCTCTCTTCATAACAGTCTATGTTTTTCACGCGAATTTTTAAAAAGGGGCAAAAAAAGAAGAGGACTTGTATACGAGGCGTAACATAAATGTTTTACAAAAAAAGAAGAGCCCTTGTTCAAGGCTCGTCCTTTTTGCTAAGATCCCAATAATCGAGTTTACTGTGTAAATTGATAAAGCTCGCAATGAAATTTGCTACTGACGGCCAGACCTTCACCACCAACGCGGAAAAGCATCCTACCGGTACAGCGACCAAAATCAACCATGCGCTACCAATAAGTTCGTTCATAATAACTCTCCTTTTATGTATTCTTTCATAAAGGCGTGTGCTTTTTACGCGAAAAAGAAAGAATCCGTGGTTAGGACTCCTCCTTCGTTTCTTTCGACAGTGTAACGAGTCGATCAAGTAATGGCTTAATAGCTTCGAAGATTTCTTCATCCGAATGTCCCTTCACCATCATTCTAGTAACAGTTATCTGTATTTGCATATTTATAATGTTGATAAGCACGTTCTTAGAACATAATGTCTTTGGGGCATGCGTACGAACCATATTCTTCGCATCCGCAATTAAAGTGTTATCGATCATAATTTTATACACCTTCCTTTCATAAAGGCGTATGCTTTTTACGCGAACAAAAAAGTAAGAGACCGTGCTCTTTTCGAGTTTAGCCTCTTACCTTGTTTGTTATGTCCGATAATACACATCATCGATATAATAGAAATCAAACGCATGTGTCTTTTTAAGTTCTTTTAAATCCTCGATGGCTTTCACGTAATCATCCTCGTTATCTGTCCACCAAATCTTCTCGCCCTTCAAAATATAGCGCAGATAATCGAATCCAAAGATTCTCAAACCAATACGTATACCATGAAGACCGTATAAAATTGGTGATACAAGATAACCGATAGTTTTAGCTTCTTTACCAGCGGTCTTAATAAACTTGTACATAATGTTAATTCCTCCATAAAAGTGTGTAATTCTTTCATAAAGGAGAATGTAAAACTCGCGCATGATCGATTAGTCGCTCAATAACTCATTCAAATCACATTGTAAAACTTCTGCGATTTTCAAAGCCGCAGTGAGACTCGGAGTGGATATTGCTTTGAGGTAGTTGCTGATACTTGACTGCGATATACCGGTGTACTCGGATAATGTTTGTTGAGTGTGTCCAGTGATGAGCATCCTCATTATCATTTTAGTAGCGAAATTTTTTCGTACGTCCCCGTCACTAGTTTTCACTTTCGGTTCAACAATGAGGCGTAAACTGTCAGAAGAACCATCATACTCCAATGTATCTCCGTTAGTAACTCGTATGCGAATCGTATGTTTTCCTTGACTGGCCCAAAGAACAACCTTGTCGCGATAATATGGGTTATTCTCGAGGAACATATCATAAACGAGCTCGTGATAAGTTTTACTCATAAAAAATATCCTCCGTAATTGTTATGTAATTTTTGAACCAAAATCGACAAGTTCATCTACGCTACAATTAAAAGCATATGCTAAATTAACAAGTGCGCTTGCCTTGGGTATAGTAACGCAGTTAATGTATCTGCTAATGGCCGATGTAGATAATCCAGACTCGATAGCCAGGTCAAGCTGCGTCATATTTGTGTATTCAAGTAACTCACACAATTTTTTACTAAAGCACTGCATCCATTGTGTTTCCGTCATTCTCATACCTCCTTCATCTAAAATTGCACGTATGCAATTCAGGCGTTTTAATTTTTTTTATTAAGATTATTACTATTCTGGTAAAGTTGTTATGTAAAAAATAAAAAGGCGATATTGCATGTGTGCAATTTTTCACAATTTTACCCTCAAAACAGCCCTTTTTTGGCCCTTTTTTCACCATTTTCACCGAATTTCCATGTACATAATAATTCAAAATTAATTTTCATGTACATAATAAATAGGGATTTTTAATTATCCTACACATAATAATTCAAGACCTATCGAGACGAATTATCCTACACATAATAATTCAAAACGATTTTTTATACACATAATAAATACTTAAAATGGCTATTTTTTCTACACATAATAATTCAAAATTAATTTCTATGTGTACAATAATTACATCCCGTGCATCTTCATATTATAGTAGACAGTCAGGGCCTTTCTCATAATTTCAGCTTTGCTCATATCGCTTTCAATAGTTAAATGGTGCAACATTTCCTCTTCGTTCTCATCCATCAACATGTCAAAACGTTTTCTCCTCGCGTCCGCTTTCAACGGTCTTCCCCGCCCACGCTTACTTTCTGTATCTCTATCCATAAATTAATTACCACCTCGTATATTCATACATCTTTTAAAATGTCCTTATGGTTCTAATTCGCCCATTGTCCCAACCAACCCGCCCATACAATAAGCTTATTTTTCCATCATCCAACGGTGAAAATAACGCAAAGCATCGCGCATAACTTCCGATTTCGTGATACCTCGTGAATCGGCCAGTTCATTCAATTTCACCATATCCTTAGTACTCAATCGTACATCGCATTTTCCAGACTTAACTTTAGTAGCATCGTCATGTTCTTCTTTCATAGAACGGCAATCCTCCTTTATGTTTCACAATGTCTCTCTGAGTATATTAATAAGGTTCATAACGTCATCCTTATCATATACTACAAACCAACATTCATCTTCTCGCTCATAGAGGCCATCCCGTTGGACACAGTCGTAGTCTCTCTGAAAGTCGATATCGTCATCCAAACAACTGTCCCACAGGTCAAACAGCTCTTCACTATCCTGCGGTTGACAGCGCTCGGTTTCAATATCACAACCCACGAGGTTTCGATAGTAAAAATCGTTCGACGACGGTATAGTTTCGCCTTTGATACACAGGTCTCCGATAATCATAGGCGAATATTTCTGGAAGACTACTGGTTTAGATATGGCCAGAAAATCCCTTCTGTTTAAAATTTTCATTCAATATCCTCCCGCACCTGACTCTCGCAATCCTCGCAATGACATACCGCCTCTGTTGTCGATTTGTTCGGTTTGTATTTATCACAGGTGTTCGGTTCACTTGGCTCGTATACATTTGATCTACAAAATACTGTACATTTCCATTCAACCCACGTGGGACAAAAGATAGCATTCTCACACGTGTTGCAAGCTCGCACGTTGTTATTCATAGCCAGTCATCCTTTCTTTAATTTTTTCTTAAAAATCGATCACTTCAACAGCCAGAATTTGAACCATTCAGGAAGATCAGACGTCGATACCCACCATGAAAATCCGACGCTAAACAGCAGTGTTACGATAACGATAAACCACCACAAGCATCCGCCATTATCGTCTCTCATTCTTCTACCTCCTTACGATAATCATTCAGTTCAGGCTTATGATTGCATGTCCAGATACAGCAGAGAATATTCCAGCAGAAGGCACGATCGTGACGCTCATCCTTATCCCCGCGCAGCCACTTCAAATAATGACGTACCGCCGAGTCAATATAGCGTTTAGCCGGAATACCCTTACGCCAGTTGTCTTCCCCATATTTCTTACAGCCTTCTTCAAAGTGGACCGCGACTTCGAGGAACAGGTCGGCATACGACTTATAACGCTCGAATTTGTCAAGTGCGAGCTTAAGATGAAACACCTCACCAGTCATCATGAACTCGTTAATATGTCCGAGCAATTTGCCCGTATCCGAATTCTCCGGGAAAAATGTTCCGTAAATATCGGCAATCACATCCAACGGCATCAGATCACATCGACCCTTCCCCTCGTGGCAATCTCTGACCGCGCCAGTCTCAAACTCGGTACGATCGCCAGAGTCTTTGATGGTACCAACCGTCCGGCCAGACCAGTATTCGCTCCCCTCTTCGACTTCGGGCTCGGCAAATATATCGTCTTTCCATGTGATATAATCGACATCTTCGGTCACGGTGTAATTACCACACACATCTCTCTTGGTGAATACGTGAATATCTACGTCTTCCTGGTATCGATAATAACCGGATTCGGTGATGAATTCTATAAATTTAGGAGACGGAGCATTGTATTTGAGAATCTTCTCTTTGTGACCGTCTTTGAAAATAACGAAATTCGAACGATCCTCCGGAATCTCACGGTCCCAGCATTCATTGCAGTTCTTACCGACACATCCGCCTTCCGGATAGGGTAAATAACCGTACGTGCTAGGGCAACCAAGACATCCGCCGATCTGTGAACTCGACACCTTCTCCGGATGCTCCATCTTAAGTTTTTCTCTGCAAGTCATATTACTCTCCTTTCAACTCGCTCAAGGCTTCAATATATCTCTGCTGATAATGATCCTTAACCAAACCAACAGGCTTGCCAATGTTCATAACTTCACAAATATGATGGAAGCCGAACAGTACAGGCGGTACATGGGTAACGATATCATTGCCGTTACGCACCACCACAAAGCCCTTAAAACGCTCTTTGACGGCCTTTCTCGCGAAGCCCCAGAATACTCTAGGCGCCCCGAAACCGTAGCCAGAAACAGTCACATCGGGTCTATTGAACTTCACATACTCGTAGCAGAGTTGTGCAATTGCGCCGCCATGCGAATATCCAACAATCTCAATCTCGTTAATAGTCAAGTCCATAATATCGCCCGAGATATGGTCCTCGATAGACTTCCAGACTTTGAGAAATCCTCTGTGACAGAACCACAGATTCTTCATCTTACGATAAGGCTTAGCCGGGAAATCAAAATTATTCTTCCAGTCAACATGACCGTTACTTCCCTCAAAGTAGATGTATAACTTATCACCCTCACGCTCGAGGATATATGAGCCGTCATTCTCGACCACGATATACTTTGCCTTCAGGCATTTTATATACTTTTCAAGCATTTTTGTTACTCCTTACTATGATTTTTCATCCATTGCTGTACATACCACAACTGACCGCATCCACCACCGATATCGTCCTGACCATCGGGATTGAATATGCGAGTGTTGTAGCCATTCTGTGCGAAAAGCTGCTCAAACTCTCGGATCTTATCAAGATTCTTAAATCCGGCTTCTTTCATATTTTCATTAGGCGAGCAAACAACGCTGAATGTAAAGTTGAATATTACCGGAGAGAATAAGTCCATAAGTCTTTCTGCATCTTGCCTAGTGTTATTGGTACCGTCGATGCAATAGTTCAAATATACGGATCGTCCCGTGCACCGCTTCCACTGAATACCAACGTCACGGATACCCCTCAGACTCATCTTACTGGTATACGGAATAAGTTTGTTGCGCTCATGGTCAAATGCTTTGTGAATCGAGAACTGTAAACCAATCTTGTCAATCTCCATAGATAGCTTCGTCATCCGCGCATAGACCTCTACATAATTTTTCTCCGGAATGGGGGCGATAGTTGACAACAGCAGTTCTGCCTCGGGATACATTGTATGAAGCTTTCTGATAGCAGTCTCCACATTATCCCAGTTGAGTAAAGGCTCACCCATGCTCATGAACATGATCTGGAATCTCTTACCTACTCGAGAAACATCCTCGATTCGCTTATCGGCAAGAATGGTCGTGATTTGTTCGACAATTTCCTCATGAGTGAGGTTTCTGATAAATTTATTACCAGTACCGCAGAACTTACAGCCGACAGGGCAACCGCTCATGGTCGAGCAGCAAATAACTGTTCTGTCGTAGAAATCGTTATAGCGATACAATACGGCTTCTGCAACCGCATCGTCCGAGGTGAATACGTACTTCCATACGTTGCCCTCGCTACTTTCAAAAACTTTGAAAACCATTTTTACTCCTTTCATTCCGCCGCTTCCGCAGCTGCAATCCATTCTTCGACCTGGTATTCCTCCACGACCCAACCTCTAAATCCGGCAGAAGCTTCGTGATAGTCCCTCTCGGATATGAATCGCACAATGAGATGCGTCTGCGGGAAATAGATGCATATGTATTTGCCGTAATTATTGATGACTTTAATCTCATCGCGCTTATAACAGCCAGAAATATGTCTCATCAATTCGTTACGCCAGTACATAGCTCGTTTCTTCGTCTTGCAGACTACAAGATATTCGTCTTCCGGTCGTGCTTTTTTGATAGGTTCAAGTTCTCTTTTAAACTCCTCGTCCAATTTCCGAACTTGGAGAATGTAAATGAACACGCATATCAGATACACAACCACGAAGAATATGAATTCTGGTGCAGTAACCATATCTCCCACCTCACCCTCGCTCGACCTTATCCGCAAGATACTTCAAAAGCTCAACTCTCTGAGCTCTGGTCATATCATCGACAATCGCCATAGCATCGTCCAAATATGATTCGGGATGTGCGAGAGGGTTGCTAACACCGTCCTCGTAAATAATAACTGCGGTGGTGTAGCACGTGCGATCCTGACGACCACGCTCAATGGTGTTAATTTTAACGTCGATAAGTTCCTTATCTTCGATAAAATCATTGATGGCATCTTGCAATAAAGAAAGGTCGTCGCTTCTACAAATCCATACCTTTTTCATTCCTATTTCTCCTTTCTCGACAATCCGAACATGATATTCAGAGCCCTATTGAAATTTTTACGTCTGATACGCGCGGTTCTTCCGTATTTCATAAGATGCGCCACACGTCTGTTGGGACAATTCAAAAAGGCCCAGTCCCAAAGTCCAGCGACTTTCCAGAAGAGATATCTGTCCCATTTACAAGAAATCGTAAAACTGAGCGCATTCTCGTCGAATTTCACAACCCGATTATCACGAATATACTCATCCGCAACTTCATCTAATTCGACAGTAAAGTCTTCAATTCCCCGAATCGGGCAGCCATCAATATGGAGTTCGGTGATATGGTCGACAAACAATTCACCCATCCTCTTCCTCCTTTTTCAATCGTCGATGCCAGTCGTAATCGCTTTTTAAAACGAAATATGAGTTGCGCCAAATTGGTATAACACCGAATAACCAATCGCGCTCCTGCCTGAGATATACAGTCTCGAGCCAGCGATATTCCTCAGCGCAGCCGGTACCAGGACCTAATTTCGTCTTTATCGGAAATAACGCAAATCTCCTGGCAACCCGAGCGTATCTAGTTCTCCATCTCATATTCATTCTCCAGTTCATTCTCATTTTTCTCTAACTGAGATAAGACCGGATTAGCAAGAAGCTGTCCCGTCATATCCAAATGAATATTTAAAAATTGAACGTTGCACAACCCGGGTTCGAGATCGGCCACAGAATCAATAAGCATAAAACGTAAATCGTTATACACTTCTTTTTTATCGTGGGTAACTATTTTACGTTCTTCGGGATCGTAAATGCCCCTTCCGGTAACGCAAGAAATATGCCCAACATGCATGGTGACACATCCTTTTTCAAGGAGACGAATGAGATCTTCTTTTGATAAAAATAGATTGTACGTTCCAGATGGCAACATATAACTAGCTTTCATCGCCTTTCTCCTTTCTAAGCTCATATTCTTCTTTTAATTCTTTGAGTATGCTGTTTTTCTCTTCATCGCCATAGCTGGTCTGCCAACGACTCTCGAGTTCGATGACGTGCTTGATCTGTTCATCGGTGAGCAAATATAAGTGGTCTTTCACGACTTCCTTACGTTTTGAACGATCCGGATGAGCACTACCACCAAACGTGCACTGACAATCCGGGATTCGGTAGTTACAAATCGGACACCGAGGCGGGACTGGTTTCATAAGATATCTAGTTTCGAAACCCTCCCTCTGAGGTTTGACGTTATCTGATTTATACAACGGACAATGCGTCTCGTCACAAATATGACGTCTATGTATCGGATGAATGCAGAAATCCACTCCTGGTTCATACAAACCGTTTTTCAAATGATACATGTACCATTCGCAATAAAATCTAAACTTTTCGAAGTTGGTCATCTTCAATCCTCCAAATATAATGCATCACAAAGTTTACTAGCATACGAGAGAGCCTCCGAATCCGAGTCCGGCATGTTTTCCAACGCAACGATGGCTTTGAACAGAGCCTGATTAATTGTGGCTACCAGTATCGTCTTACCATTTGCTCTAGCAACCACTTGATTACAAATGACATTCTTGATAACCGCAGCCGCTTCTTTATTGGTCATGTTCAGGATCTTTTCATAGACGTCATCCATCTTTCTTCTCCTTTTCTTCGGAATCTAATGGTACAGATATAAGCATCTCTCTAAATATACTTCTAAGTCTCATAACCTCGTTACTCAGCGCACACCTTCTAGGCGGAAAGCTAGTGTAAAGAGGCTCTGATACCATACTACGATGTATGAGTGCTCTTTCCGCATCATTAAATTTATAGTTAATACAGGTTAAGAATTTATCCAGTTTCATATGCATGACCCATTCACCCTCTTGTCTCGGGCTCAAGCGTTTTTTCACTTCGAAACATGAACCCAATTTACATTCGCTGCATTTCTCATTTGGAGACTCAACAGGCCTATCGAATTTACAGAAGTCGCATTTATACGATTTGTCCATTCCTACTCTCCCGTATCATCCGCAGACAATATGCACACTCATAAGAATGCTCATTATTGAACTGCTCGGCCATCCTCGGTGGTAACAGCCACGTACTTCCGCAAATACGACAAGGCACTTTAACAAAACCGTTATCCTCGATTTTCATCATTACTACCTCCCTTAATACCGCTTTCTTTCAATATCTGAATCATGGTCAGAACCAAATAACCCTGGTCTCTCGATATACGAATATTGCTTGTATTAACCGTCTCAGAAACGTGTATTTGAAATTTAAGATCTCGTTCGAGGTTCTCGAGATATTCAATTGCTGTCATCTTTCTCCCACCGTAATCAACTCACTATACGGCAGCCCCTCGATCCACTTACACAGCTCACGCCACTCGTCAAGTTTATGATTCTTACGAGACTTATAAATATTCGCCAACACCTCGTAATTCAACATGACCGTACGTTTCTGGTTATACGAGCTGGGAAGAAGCTGGATCATGGTGTCAAAACACGCTTTCATGTCGTGCTTGTTATACGATGATTCAGGATCGCCTTTTCTAGCATTATTGTATTGATTTCTATAATACTCGAGTCGCTTTACCACTATTTCCATAGCCTCACGAGCATAAGGCTCAAGCTTCTCACAC